CGGTGATATGGGCGGCGTGATCCTGGGCAATGCCAGCGCGAACCGGTCGGCTCGTCAGGAGTGCCATGTTTTCGCTCACCGGATCGGCGGGCTGCACTTCCTCGTCGGGCGGAATGTAGAGATCGGCCTTGTCGGACCCCAGCACCTCGATCATGTCGCGATGCAGGGCCTTGAGATCGTAGATGTTCGGAGCGCTGGTCGACAACTGCTGGACGGCCTGCACCGTCATGATGCGCTCGGCCTTGGTCGTGGCGTTGGGATCGGCGACCGGAATGACGCTGACGCGCTTGTTGGTGTAGTCCTGCTTGCGGGTAGCGCCTTGGTCGCGCGGGTCGACCTCGAACTCGTACGGAATGTCGCCCATGAAATCGCCGATGATCTCGGCGAGGACGCGGACCTCGTTCTTGAACGACTCGTAGAGGCGCTGCTGGACGGCGCTCATCACCTTCATCGAGCGCTCGATGATGGCGAGCGTCGTGCCGACGGGCATGTTCTGGCCAGTCATGTCAGTGATCTTCATATCGGCGACGGAGCCGATGCGGCGGCCCTCGTCGACGACCTGGCCCAGCAAGGCAGCGAGGACGCTGGACGGTTCCTTGTACGGGAGGGCGTGGAACGCCTTGTCGAGATCGCCCATGCCGACATCGACATCGCGCCATTCACCGGGGCCAATCGGGGTGCTGTCGTCCTTGATCCGGGCGTTCTTGGTCTTGAAGCCTGCGGGCAGGTTGGAGAGCGTACCGGCATCGATCAGCTGGCGAAGGATTGACGTGGCGGACTCGGTCAGGCCGCCAAGGATGTTGATGAGGCCAATGCCGTAGGGGCCGAAGCCGGGCATGTATTTGTGCTGGACGAGGCTGACTTGGCGTTCCATGGCCGGATCGCCTTCACGCCAGTTGCGGCGGATGCTGAGCACCTGATGGGAGACGGAATCGACCGTGATGATATAGGGGTGCGGCTGCCGGTCGGTGACCAGCGGATCTTCTTCGAGGAACCAGTCGATGTGGCTCTCGTAGAGGCGATGCAGCGCATCCTTGTAGGTGTTGGAGTTCTGCCGCCCTTCGATCTTGTCCTTGGCTTCCTTGATCGGCGTCGTGACGGTCACGCCCTCGCCAACCTTGACGTCGTCACGGTAGAAGCCCTGCGCCTGCTTGGCTTCGATCCAGTTGGTGGTCTTGGGAAGGATGATGGCGAAGCGCGGGGTGCTGTCGAGGCCGGCTGCCGTGTAGGGCATGACGACGTGCTCGGGAAGCACGTATTCCGCCGCGGGGAATTTACGGAGCGGGTCGAAATAAAGTTTGCGGAAGGTTGTGCCGGCGAGGGGGAGGTTGAACAGCATCATGTCGGTCTCGGACCGATAGCCGACGATCTTCTCGCTGGCCTGCCAGTTCATGTCCGTCTGGATGCGCTTGGCCTGGCGTTCCTTCTCGTCGGTGATGCGCCCGACGATCTCGGTCTTCACCGGACCCGCGCCCGGGAACAGATCGGTCATCGCCTGCGCGTTGAAGCGGATGACGCTTTCAAGCAGCATCGGGTGGAACGCGCCGCAGGCGCCTTCCCACGGGTCGGTTCTTTGCTCGTAGTTAAGGCCCATGAGGGCGAGGCCCCGGGCGTAGGATTCGCGCCATTCCTGCCGGCTTCGCTCATCCTGCTCAGTCAGTTCGCAGATCTCGGAACCGAGTCGTCCTCTGGCCTGTTTGGTCAGGAGGACTGAAAGATCGGCGTCGAACGGCAGCGTACTCGCGTCGATGCCCTGCTCGGGCTGCGGGCCGTTGAAATCGACGATAGCGCCGCCATCCTCGTTCGGAATGACGACCGCTACGGCCGGGTCGAGGAAATCGGGATCGGGGCGCTCGGATCCCTGGCCCTTGGTGGCGGCGTCAGCCATTCTTGGACATAGCCTTCAACAGCGCCTCGGTATGGCGTTTTTGCACCGATTCATGGGCTTGCTTGGAAACCTTGGCACCGTTCAACTTTCGCGTGAACCCGCCCTTGTACACTTCGATACGGTTGTCAGGCATCAGTACATTCTCCGGCGGCGGAAACGCGACGGGCCTTCGTCTTCATCCTGGTCGTGTTGCGTTCGGATGAGGCCACCTTCTCTAAACCTTAGCATAGCTTGGATCGTGGAGTCGGCAAGATCGTCTTCATCCCCGTACCCGATGGACGCGCACTGTTCGACAACTTCTTCAGCGAACCGTGTTGGTGGCCGCCAGACATATCGCGAAGCGAAGATATCGGCAACCATGTTGGCTCGGGCTGTTTTGTCGTTCGACAAGACACGGCTACCGCGGCTCGAACCGGTAAAACTGACCGCCGGGATGCCCATAGATTGGAACTCCTGGATCAACTGCATGCCAGCGCTTTTGTTTTCGATGAGCAGGGTATCCGGCCGATCTTCGTCATAGAACTCTTTGGCCCGACGTTTTAGCTCTGGAAACTCCATGCGCGCCTTGTACGCTTGCAATAAGATGGCGTTATGGATGGTCTTGCCCGTTGCGGGGTCTTCCGCGAGGAAAACGCCCCAAAGCGTATAAGCGCTCGGGTGGCTACGTTCGTTAGCAGTGGCCGCGCAGTCCCAGCTGCCGATCACATACTCGCAGGCAGGCGGGTCACCGTTTGCCCACGCACTAAGATGATTTGGGCCCGGGCACTTTTCGCGATCATCGTCCCCCCAGACACGCCAATATTCTCGCTTCAGAATAGCCGCCCCTTCCGAGGTCGGGTTCTGCATGTACTGTGCTTGCCACTTTGCGACCGGAAGCGCCGCGCGGGTTTTTTGAAGCTCCTCGAGCGGCCAGAACCCCGGCCACATACTTCTCTCGGTCGGCTCGCCCTCGTCGAGGATCGCCGGGAAGGATATCACCTCCCACTTGTCCGCCGGGCCTTCGGCGTCTTTCATTTGCTGAATGAGCCGCCCCGCGATGTCTCTTTTGGACCAACGAGTCATGGGGATGACTATTTTTCCGCCAGGCTGTAGGCGCTGCCGGATTCCCGAGGAGTACCAGGACCACACCATGTCAAAGACTTCGGGGTTGCTCTCCGCCTGCTTGGCTTCCTGTTCGGAGTGAAGATCGTCCAAAATGGCCAGCGAGGCGCCTTTTCCGGTCACCTTGCCATTCACGCCAATGGCGAAATACTCGCCGCCTTTATTTGTGTGCCATCCGGCGGCGGCCTGGCTATCCTTGGCCAACCAGACTTCCGGGAACACTTCACGGTACGGACTTGTTTCCGTTTCGTAGTCGCCGCCCTCGCCAGAAATCAGGTTCCTGACCTTACGGCCGAAGCCGGAAGCGAGCGCCTCAGTGTTCGACGCCTGAATGATCTTCTCGGTCGGGCTTCTCCCGATGAACCACGCCGGCAGAAGCCAGCTTGAGAGTTCGGACTTACTAAAGCGCGGCGGCATGTTGATGATGAGGCGCTTGATGTAGCCTTCGGCTACCTTCTCGAACGCCTCGGCCATGATCTGATGGTGCGCGCCCGGGATGAACGCGGGCCACATCAGCTTCACGAACGGCAGGAAATGCTTACGCGCGTCGGTTAGCTTGGAAAGCTGCTCGCGCTCGTCGAGAAGGCGCAACACCTGCGCCTTCTGATCTGGGTTCAGTAATTCTAGGTTCCGAAGTGCAAACTGAAGCTCGCGCTCAGTTAGGGTAGGTGCTTCCAAGTGATCCTGCGTTTGATGTACCCGATTGATTCACGGTGGACGCCGTACTCGGCAGCTATGACCGGGTATCGGCGCGGGTCTTTCCGGATGTCTAGCACGTCCTTTTCGGTAAGTTTAGCCCGCCCGTTATCTTCGCCTTCTGCTCCGCTCAACCATTCCGGGTGCTGGGCAAAAGGGCTCCTCACGCTCTTCCAAGTTTTACCGGTAATAATGTTCTCTACCGCGCTGCGTTTAACCCCGTACGCTGCCGCGATGTCTAGCGGGTGCCGCGTGTCCAACCGGATAGCTTTGACCTGTTCGACGTTAAGCTTGGCACCGTAGTTCTCTTCGCCTGCACCCCAGAACCGGCCCGCCTCGATCATGTCTTGGATATTCTGTTTAGCCGTTCCCGGCGTCAGATGCGCCGGATTTACACAAAGCGGATTATGGCACCTATGCCGAATGACAAGGGCCGCGTTCGATTTGGTGGAAGCATAACCGGCGGGAAGCGGCCCTTTATACGCGACATACGAGAACCGGTGCGCGCGAACCTGTTGTTTCGTCCAGACCTGAAATAGCCCGTAACCATTCCAACTTAACGCGCGCCGCCACTCCCAGCATTCATTAGGCGCTGCACGGTGGTACATCGTCTCGAACCGGTCGATGATGGATTGTAGGTCTGGACGAACGAGTATATCGTTGATGTGTAGCACTTCGAGCTCCTTACAGCTTGGTGCGATTTACCCGGCCACTCCAACAGCCGGACGTACTTAGGCCCGGGACGTTTCCGCGTTCCCGGGCCTTACCAATTCACCAGCAATATCAACCGGCGTCAAGCGCCCGCAGTCACTTCTTGGCCGCCGCCTTCTTCGCAGCCGCGCCTTTGGCCGCCGTGCTGTCCTTGCCTGGAAGGCTGCC